CGGGATCGCCTTGCTTCCCATCTGCAGGAGGTGCTGGCGGATCCGAGTTGGGGTCCGGATCCGCGACGGGCGGGGGCGGGGCCGGCAGTCTAGTGGGCTTAGGGGGCGGCGGGAGTTGGCGCTCAGGCAGGTCGAGCCTCTGGCGGGCCACGTCGAAGTCAGACTGGTCATCCGGGTCGAGAACCCTGCAATCGACCATCTTCGCGACGGCGTCGACGCGCTCCTGCATCGTCTCTTCGGCGTACTCTCGCCACCTGAATTCAGGGTAGCGATCGGTGCGGAAGTTCAGGTCGATCAGCGGCCGGATGACCTGATCACCCATCACGTCTTCGGCCAGGCGCTCGCCGAGCGCGTCGAGGACCCATGTGAAGTTGTCGGCGTGGCGCTGGCCGAGGCTGTAGGCGCCGCGCTCGCCTTCGCTGCTGATCAGGCTGGGCAGCAGGACCGCCTTGCGGATCTGGGCGTCGCAGTACTTCAGCCCGTCCTGGTAGTCCACTCCGCGGCGGGCGCTCTCGATCAGCTCGAGCTCCCAATCCTTCGGCACGATCGCGGCGCCCTTGCCCTTGAGCCCCTCGAGGAAGCCGAGGACCTCGGCCTTGTCCGATGGATCGGTGTTCGGCTCGAACTTGCCGACCGCGCTCGGCGCGGCGTACCGCTCGAGGAACAGGAACCACAGCTGCGGCAGGATCTGCTTCGCCTTGAACCACCGGTACGCTGCGCGGAGCTCGCTGCGGCCGACGTAGCTGCCCTTCCCCCGCCAGACCCAGATCACGAAGTAGTTGTGGTCGAGGGTGGTGAAGGTATTGGTGATGCCCTGGCGCTGCTCGAGGCGCTCGAGGTTGCCGTGCTTGTCGGTGATGAATCGGAAGGTCTTAATCGGGCGGGGCTTGATTGCTTGGAGTCCGACCTTCCCGCGCCACTCGCCCTCGGTGATCGGCCGGTAGATCCGCTCGTTCACGCTGGCCCCGAAGCTGAGGGCGTCCATCGCGTTCTCGAGGAACTCGGAGACCGTCCCGCGCATCTGCTGCAGCTGGGCCCGGATGAACTCGGCGTGCTGTTGATGCTCACGCTCATCGCTGGCCGGCTCAATCTCCCAGCCTGAACTCAGGCGGGCCAGGATCTTGTACTGCATGGCGCTGAAGACTTCGGCGTCTTCATCCAGCATCTCCTGGTAGTCCTCGATCTCGAGCTCGCCTTCGGGCTTGTATTCGATCCCGTACTCGCCCATCAGGTACTCGAGCAGCCCGTGCTCCCGGACCTCGGCTTTCTCGCCCCACTTGGTCCCGCTGATCATCCCGTCTTCCGTGTCGCTGCGGCGGGCATGCTGGGCCTGCGGGCCCTCGGGTCCACGGTCGATCACGCGCAGGTCATCCGGCGCTTGGCGGCTGCCGAAGCTGACCTTGAACTGCTTGTTTGAGAAGGGGAGACTGATAATCGCCACGGCACCTCCCTGTCGCCGCGGCGAAAATAGCCCGCCGCACACACTTCCTGTCAAGTGTCCACTTTTGGGGTGTCCGCACAAAATACCTCGGAGGTCAGGCGGGGCAACGGGTTGCGGCGTTCGGGCTGGCGGGCGACTTCCTGGAGGTGGGAACCCTGCGGGAAGGTTCCAATCAGGCGGGGCGAGCGAAGTTCAGATCGTCGCTGGCCATCCCCATCTCGGTGCCGCGGCTGTAGTCGCCGTACATCGCCAGATCGAGGGCGCCGACCAGGGCGTCGACCGTGTCGCAGTACTCGCCGCGGCCCTCGGTGTTCTCGGGGAAGCGGATCATCTCGTGGAGCAGGGGCTTGGTCACTTCGCCGAGTGGGGTCTCTGGGAGCGGCATCACCAGCCCGTGGTTGGAGATAATCGGCTGGACCTTCGTGGCCCGCAGGATCTTGTCACCCTCAACCTTGATCGGCACCACCGGGAGAATCGTGCGCTCGGCGATCTCCTCTGCAAACCCCCCCTGCATCTGGACGGCCTCGACGCCGGCGACGATCGGCTTCCACTTCTTCACCTGCTGGTAGATGAGCTCGCGCTGGCGTGCCATGCCGGCCCGCTCCCGGACCAGGTCGAGGACCCACGCGAGGCGTTGGTGGCCGTGGTCGCCGACGCCGATGGTGACGCCGGCGAAGTAGGCCCCCTTGTCCGTCTTCTTCGCCGCCAGGTCGAAGAACTGATAGATCTCGAGGTTGCCTGGCGGCATGAGTTCGCCGACGCGCTGATCGGGGCGCACGCCGTACCACAGCAGGTCGGCGTAGGAGAAGAAGATGCCCGTCCCGCTGGCGGTGTCCATCTGGAACTGCGCATTGAAGTGGTAGGGCCCAGCCTTTTTCCGTATGCGCTTGCAGACGCGGAGCGGGAATCGTTCGGGGTGCGTCGGAGTCCACTCGCCATCGGCGTCGATCGTGACGAGGGGGATCGTCAGGCACCTGCCGTCGAGAGCCCCGGTCTCTTCATCCTCGCGGCCGTCGATCAGGATCTCGTACTGGTCCCCAGGGTAGTAGCGCGTCCCGAGGTAGTGATTCTTCGTGTGGGGCATCGTGGCGCCGACCGCCGTGCTCCCATGGAAGTCATCGATGTTCTGGCGCTGCGTGGCGGTCCGGCTCTCGCGGAGCGTCACCAGGTCGTCGTAGATGATGACGTCGAAGTGCCGGGACGCGATCTGACTGCCGACGCCGAGTGCCATGGCGGTGGGCTCCCGCAGCGCCCGGCGCTTCCGCTGCAGAACCGTGAACTGCTGCTCATTGTAGCGGCCGCTCTTGGTCGGCGCGTTCTCGACGAGGAACTTCCCGAAGAGGCGATGGAGCATCTTGTTGTCGAGGAGGTGCGACTCGATCTCATCGATGAACTGCTTGGCGCCGTCCTTCGTGGCGCTGATGATGGCGATCCGGACGTCCGGGTTCTCGAGGATGTACTTGATCGCACGCACCACGGTGCCGACCGTCGACTTGCCCAGCCCACGGAAGGCCAGGACGATGTCGCTGTCATCTTCGGGATCATCGCTGCAGGCGGTCCGGCTCTGATGCCGGATGATCTCCTTGTGCGGCTCGTACAGCTGGTAGCCGAGGATCCTGGCCAGGGCCATCGTCGCCCTGGCGTGGCGCTCGTGGTCCGGGCCCGCGTACTGGAGCTCCTTGCGGATCGAGATCAGAGCGTGTCGGCGGGTGAGTTTCTTGCGGGTCTTGTCGGCGAGGCGCTTCCGGCGCCGGCGGGCGGGGCGCGGGACGTCGGCTGTGGCCGGCGCGGTGCTCACTCGGCGCCGGCGGCCGCGGCGTCCGGCTTATCCTCGGCGGAGTCCTCGCCAGCGACCATCGTCTCGACGGGGAACTGCAGGATCTCCGCGAGCTCCTTGATCTCGGCGTCGACCTCGTGGTTCTCGAGCTCGTTGACGTCCTTGGTCGCGACCTCGAACTTGCGGGCCTGGAGGGTGAAGTAGCCGATGTCCTTCAAGAAGTCCAGCTTGTCCTTGAGCAGCCCGCGGGCCTGCGCGATCAGCTGCACGCGAACCGTCCGGAATGACTCGGCGCCGCGGCGGTTCTCGGCGGTGAAGGTGTTCAGGGCCTCCTCAGCGAACCTGAGCTCCTCGTAGATCTCCCGCCGGAGCTCCTCGAACTCCGCGAGGGCCCGGTCGATCTCCTTCGCCTCATCCCAGCTGCCGGACGTACCGGAGCGCCTGCCGCGGACCGGCGCATGCTTCGCGATCGCTTGGCGGTCTGTCCAGATGGTGGTGCGGGAGACGTGGAATCGGTCGGCGAGCTTCTGGCCGCTGATCCGGCCGCGGGTCCGGATGATCTCCTTCCGGACTTCCTGCTGGCGGTAGTTGAGGTCCTTGATCGCCATGGCTCTGCCTCGTGGTCGCACCGGGAGCGGGGTCGCGACGGAGTTTACTCCTCCCGCCCCCGGCGGTTGTCGCCAACCGGCCCGCTGAAGTCCTGCCCGTTGGTGGCCTTATTGCCGCAAGGACAACGGCGCCGGTCGGCGATCTGGAGGAGGGTAGAGGAATCGAACCCCAGCGTGTGACCGCTCCCCGGGGTTCGGGCCCGGTTTGCTCCCATGAGCGGTACCCTCCGTGTTGTTCAGCCCAGCCGGCCCCGGCAGCCTGTGTCTATCACTCAGCGTACCGGCTGCCGGCTGGGACCTGCTCGAGTTGGCCGGCTCGAGCATCTTGGTTGAGGGGTCCGGAATCGAACCGGAGTAGGCCGGGTTATGGGCCCGGCTGGGCAGCCAGCAGCCTCCCCTCATCGGTTGTCGAGTATCCTCCCCATGCGCCTGGTCTGCAGTGGTGTCATCGTGCTCGAGCGCAGCAATGGCCGGAAGCCCTCGAGCATGCTGGCGGCGTGGCGCTGCATACTGGCGGCCTCGGTTCCCTCCCCCATGTCCTCATCGATCTCGTCCGCTTCCTTGCGGAGCCAAGCGATCACTTCGTCGATGGTCGGATCCACGTTGCGCCTCCGTGCTGTGCCCCGCGGCCCCCGGGGATCGGAGGGATATCCAGGGGGTCTCCCCGGGGGCCTGGTCGCCGGCTCTCTCCTGACCGGCGTTGCGGGGGCCAATCTCGCACAGGTGCACAGCGCCTGTCAAGAGGCGGGCGTGTCTGGCCGGCGATCAGGCTCCCAGAAGATCATGGCCGGTCCCTCGCCGGCCAGCTGGAGCACGGCATCGGTGAGCGCAGTGATCATGCTGTTCATGTTGGTTCTGGCTATCCCTGTATCGACCGTCTCCCACTCGCAGTTGTCCCGCAGGACCGTAGAGACTGCATCCTTGAGGTGGGAGATCGTCGACGGGCTGACCGGCGCCTTGGCGGCGTCCTTGGCCGTGGTGAAGCCGAAGACGACGACGTCCTCCATCTGCATGAAGTCGGTCACGAAGGTGATGCGCCCGTGAATCTCCCGGCCGGTCAGCCCGCCTGGCTCCATCCACTCCTGCAAGACGATGTTGTCCCCGGCCTGGAAGATCCGGTCATCGACCTTGCGGATCTCGAACCTCTTGGATCCGTCGTGGATCCTGGCGAAGTACTCGGGCCACGTCTTGAGGTAGTGCTTCATGTCGTGGCCTCCCTGTCGTCCGGGCTGGCCGGCAGGTGAGTGCTGGATTGCTTGTCGACTGCTTGGTTGAATGTCTCCCTTGTGAGCGGCGGACCCTCCGGCCCCCGGGGCTGAAGCTGCACTTCGAAGTGGTAGCCGGCGCCGGCGAGCTCCTCGATCGCCCGGACGATCGCGCTGATCAGGGCGTTCATGTTGTAGACTCGCCCGCCAGTGATGCCTGGCTGCAGATCCTCGCAGTTGTCTCCGATCACCACGCCGGCCGCGTCCCGGAGCTCCTCGAGGGCCTCCGGGCTGAGGGCTGGCCGAGACTCCCGCGTAGCGATGGAGGGATCGCACTCCGGCTCAGGCTCCTCGTAGTGGGGGATCTCGAACCTGTCTTCACTGAAGTCTTTCCCTGCCAGCTTCCAGATCGCGTCCCGAACGAGGACCGCGAATACCTTTAGGGGCGGGTGCTCATCCTCTGCGGTCGGCGCTTCGAAGACGTGCCGGACCACCAGCTGCAGCTCCATGAGGGTGTCGTGGTCGAGGGCCGGGCGCTCCTCGAGCTCAGACACCACCGGCGAGGGCTGACGCTCAGACAGTTGCTTGATGGCGTCGAGGGTGCGGGCAGCGAAGGCCGCCTCCGGCTCGCCTTTGTTCCTCTCGAGGACGAGCCGGGTCGCCGCCTCGCCGAGCTCTTTCATCAACTCCGGGTCGACGCTGGGCTTGACCTCGCGATCGGTCCCGACCGGCACGGCCGGCATCTCTATCAGCTGCTCGAGCGCCTTGATCGTGGCCCGGGCGAAACTGACCGGCGGCGCGGTCTTCGTGGTGGACCGCGCCATGTGGTCCATGGCGTCTCGCATCGACTGCAGCAGGCCCTCCGGTATCGCCCGGCGCTGGTAGGCGGGCTGCATCTGGGGTGCGTCCGGCATCTGCTTGGCCCGCCGGTCGACCTCATCGTTCCGGATCATGTGGGCGACCAGCTGCTCGGCGACCGACTCCGGCAGGTAGAGCCGGGCCGGGCCGTCCGGGTCAGTCTTGATGCCGTGCGCCTCGCCGATGCAGAGGCCCTCCGGTGACTCCGCGATCTCCTGGAGGCGCTCGAGCATCATCATCGTCGCATTGATCGTGGCGCCCGTTATCTCGCGGGTCCAGCGGATGTGCTCCTCAAAGGCCGGCCCCATCCGGGAGCCCTCTGGATCCATGATCTTCAGCATGTCGGCTTGGTGGACGAGCTCCCGGTAGTGGCGCATGGCAACTTCGAGGGGGTCTGGTCCTTCGGCTGCAGCGTCGGCGGCGGGCGGTTCGTCGCTGGGCATGGTGATGCGCGGGTGTCCTGGCTTCGGTTTCTGATCCATATCGTGCCTCCGTGTTGGGGTGGTCTCCTACCTTGGCCGCGGTCGGGCGGCCTGTCAAGCGTACTCGTTGAGGATCTCCTGCCGGTCGGCCGCGTGGCGCTCCTGCAGGATCCGGTCGGCCTCGATCAGGGCTGCGCTGGCCTCGAGGCGGCTGTTGAAGCCCCGGAAGTGGGCCTCGAAGATCGGCGCGGTGCGCACGGGGTTGAGGCCGGCGACGGCGCCCCACCGGCTGACCCACGCACCTGCCGGAACTTGGCTTCGATCGTTGTAGATCTCGTGGACCGTCGACCACTTCCCGCTGGCGATGCTGCTCTGCTCAATGCGGAAGGTGCCGTCCTTGTCCTGCCGGATCCGGACGATCGGCCGGCGGAGGCTGTGGGTGGCCAGGGCCCAGGCTAGTGCGCAATCCTGCATAGTGCCCTGGACGGCTCTGCCGATCGTGCGTCCTGCCTTGGCGATCCTGGCGTTTAGCATGATCGTCGCTTCGATCAGTCGATCCGAGGTTCTCATCGTCATCTCCTTTTCGGTTTGTCCACTATAGTGGCCATGTCCGCAGACAAAATGCTGGGCCGCCGCCGGCGGGCCCTGGGTTGGGGGCGGGTGCCGCGGCGGGGGCCTCGGCGCCGGCGCTGCAGCTGCAGTTGGGGGGGCGCCCTCATCTTGAGCAGGAAGTCATCCAGGTCTTCGTTGGCCTCGGCCATGGGGCCAGGGGGCATGTGCGGGAGCCCCCTCTTTCCGAGGTGCCGGGGCTTCGGGACCGTCGTGAAGTGGTGGGCGCCGCGGAGGATGTGGTCCGGCGGCGGCTCGGTCGCCGGATCGACCTCGATCGGGATCATCATGCACGGCATGTTCGGCAGCGGGTCTATCGGATAGTGCCGAGGGGCAGGCGGTGTCCGGTACCAGTCGAGCGGCAGCCCGCCCCAGAGCCCCGGCATGCGGGCTACGTGGCTGGATCGCTGCAGCCGGGCCCCCGGTGCCCAGATGCCGCTGTGCTTGACTCGTGATCGTTTCATGGTCCCTCCTGTGTGGTTTCTGGCCCGATGTTCAGTCTGTCAGTGGTTCTTCATGCCCTCCAGCAGCTTGGTCGTCTCTGCGGTGATCCACGCGTCTGCGTAGCGGTTCAGGGTCCCGTCTGGCAGGACGAGCCCCAGCCGGATCGCCCGCTTCGCCGTCCCCGCCACGTCGATCGCGGCGCCGAGCAGCTGGCGCATGACGGTGGCGTCGGGCGCCAGCCCCTCCCAGGCGACGGCCGTCTGCTCGGCCGCCGGCAGGTCTGCCAAGTCCTCGACCTGCGCGGGCGGCTCCCCCGTGGCCTGGTAGTCGTCTGGGGCCGTCCCGATCGGCACCAGGTGCCAGATGGCGACTAGGCGCTGCAGGTAGTTGTCCCGCGCCATAATCTGGACCGAGCGCATCGCGTTTTCATCGGCCCTCAGAAGTTCAACGGCTTCAGTCTGTTGCTCCGTCAGAGGCTTCCTGTGAGCCATCGGCATCCTCCTCTCGGTGGACGAGCTCGGCGTGGCCCCCCGTGAAATCCTCCCAGCGCCGGACCGCGATGTCGATGAAGGCGGGGTTCCGCTCGACCGCGTAGCACCGGCGCCCCGTGAGCTCTGCGGCGATCAGGCTGGTCCCGCTCCCGCAGAAGGCGTCGAGGATGATGTGCCCTGGGCGCGTGTGCTTCATCAGGGGGAGCTCGAAGACCCGGACCGGCTTCTGGGTAGGGTGCAGCCCGGCGCTGCGGGATCGCCCTTCCCAGCCCGCCTCCCAGACGTTGGAGTACTCGCCGGCGACCGGGTTGAGCATCGGCTTGTGGCCCTTCACCCAGCCCATGGCCAGGTGCTTGGCTCGCCGCTCCCACTCGACCAGGTCATCTGGGCCTTCGATGGCCAGCAGCCCCTCGATCAGGCGCCCGATCTTCGCCTGGGTCTCGCTCCAGGGCTTACGCTCCCCGTTCTCGTTCCGACCAAGGTAGCAGGGCTCGCATCTCCAATTCCAGACGCTGAAGCCCATCACGTGGGTCGGCTTGACCCAGGTGATCGCTTGGTGGACGCGGATCCCGGCCGCCGCGAGGGCCTCGCGGAAGACGTGGGCGGTGCTGCTGGCGTGCCAGACGTACCAGGCGGCGTTCTCGCGGGTGACG